ATATTACCTGTCCCTGTCAGTCATGTGGTGGCTGCCGGGACAGGTGGAAAGGAGAAAGAAGAATGATAGATACACTAATATATGTGATGATTATTCTGATAGACACTACCGCCGTTGAAAACAGATTTGAAAAGGCTTTTGAAGAAGCTGACCGCCAGTTTAAAATTGAAATGATGCGTCAAGCTTCACATGAGGCGGTATTAGAAGCTGCGCGAAAAGCCGGTAAGAAAACATATCGTAAAAAAGTTTTAGAGTTTTACAGAAAGGACAACTGATATGACAAGAGAAGATATTGAAAAAGCAGCAGTTGAATTTGCTAATGACAAATGCCAAAAACGTGGATGTTCAAAGACTTATAGACTCTACTTTAATTTTGATAGATATGATATTGAGCAATCATTTGAAACTGGTGCAGGATGGCGCATCAACAGCATGTGGCATGATGCAAAAGATGTACCACAGCCATTTAGGGCATTTGTGATTTTACATGATACAGAAAACGATTTTATGATGTTAACCCAACATAGTATTACTTGCGATAGTGATTATAATGTTATATATCAAGAAAATGATAATATGATAGCTTGGGCCTACATCGAAGACTTACTACCTAATACGGAGGAATGATTATGAACAGAGAAGTGAAATTCAGAGGGAAAAGTACAACTAATAAAGAGTGGAAATATGGTATTCCTATTGCTTTGGATGATAGTACAATAATAGTAGAAGATGAAGGAGTGTTCAATGACGGTTCAGCATCTCCGTTCTTTTCAAAATGGGATTTTGTCATTTCTGAAACTATCGGCCAGTTCACTGGCCTGCATGACAAGAACAGGAAAGAAATATACGAGGGTGATATACTTCGCAGTGTTAAGTTCCATGATATCGTAGGATATATAATGTATGACAAAAAAGAGGGGGCATTTATGCTTGTTAAGATAGATGAATTAATAAAAACAGAACTTGAAACCAGATGTCATATAACAGAGAGATGGCTTAATGAATTTCCGAAAGAGGTTATCGGCAACATATACGACAACAAAGAATTATTGGAGGAATGAATATGTTAGAAATCTTAGAATTTATATTTCAGGACTTTTTCCATTGGCTCGGTACGGTAATACTCATTATCTGTATTCCTTTTCCATTTAGCCATAATAGTTTCATTAGTATCAAAAATGAAAATAAGGAGGATTGAAACATGAACTTGAACGAATTAAGAGATAAAGCCTACCAGTGTGCAGTAGAACACGGTTGGCACGAAGAAGAATACAGTAACGAACATTACCTCTGCCTGGTCATATCCGAACTGATGGAAGCCTTGGAAGCGGACCGGAAAGGAAAACATTCTGATGTAGCAAAATTCAAGGAATGGCAAGGGAACAGTATTCCACTAACCGAAGAAACAAGGTCGAGAAGATTCAAAGAAGACTTTGAAGCATATATCAAAGGAACTGTCGAGGAAGAACTTGCAGATGCCTGCATCCGGTTGCTTGATTATTGGGGAACAACCAATTTTGTAATAGATGATTCATGTTCGGAAGATGAAGTAATTGAAGAATTTTCGCGCATATTCAAAAGAAAAACATTCACTGAATCCATATTCAATATCGTAACCTCAATAACAAGATTTGAAATACAGATTGCCTTTCTAAAGATATTTGGACTTACCGAACATATTGGAATAGACCTTGCTTGGCACATCGAAAAGAAGATGCGCTACAACGAGCTTAGGAGTTACAAACATGGGAATAAAAAGTATTAAACGATGAAAAATAAACTAATAGCAGCAACCGCAACCGTTTTGTTCATGTCCGCAGCCATAGCCTTTCCGTGGCTTTTTGAAGAATACCTTTTATTCAGAATCATAGCTGTAACCATATTGTTCGTGGGCTTGACGACTTTAGTTTACAAATTTGTCAAGCTCATCCTTGACGATCACGATGAAACGAAACGCAAGAAAACAGATAAATAATTGCATTATAATTATTTGCAGCATTGATATAATTATATAGTAATTATTTTGTATATTTGTATATGATAAAATATTTGTTATGAGCAACTATATACCTCTTATTAAACCAAAAGGCCGACCACCCTTGTACACTCCCAATAAACTATGGGAAGCATTTGAGCGTTATGTCAAGTGGGCTGAAGACAACCCTATTAAAATTGATTGCGTTTATTCAAAGCATAAAAAATCAAGAGATGAAGAAAAACCATCACAGAGGCGAACGGAGGAAAAACCACGTTTGTTATCCATTAATGGATTCTTGCTTTTTATTGGGTTAAGTGATTCATGGTGGTCTGCATTGGGAAATGATTTTTTGGGGGTCAAATCAGCTATAAAAACCTACTGCGAAATGGGACAGATAGAATACGCTGCAATAGGGATATTCAACGCCAATATCATCAGCAGGTTGCTTGGATTGGCCGACAAATCAAAAATTGAACATTCCGGTAATGTAAGAACAGGGCTGAACATAATAGTATCTGATGAGGAAACGGCAGAACTCGTAAGAAGGTTGAAAGATAAATGACGGCAACGAAAGTGTATAAGGAAAGTTTGTCCGCGTTCTTGGGTGGGGCACGTATAATAGCTAACAAAGGGGGTTCGCGTTCGGGGAAAACATACTCGGTCGTGTCCCTTTTGTTGACTATCATTTTCAGTTCTGAAAAGAAGAGGGTGATAGACATCATCTCTGAATCCATCCCACATCTGAAACGTGGTGCCATCCAAGACTTCACCAATATAATAGATGCGGAAATGTTGGTGGAGGGTGTTGATTACGAATCCAACCAGACGGACAAGACATATACATTCAAATCAGGGTCACAAATACGTTTCTATTCCGCAGACGATTGGGGAAAGGTAAAAGGAGCAGGTCGGGACATCCTTTTCATTAATGAGTGTAACCGTATTCCTTATGAAGTATTCCGCCAGTTAAGCATTCGTACTCGTGAGTGTATCTTCCTTGATTGGAACCCGGACAGCGAGTTTTGGTATGAACTAAAAGGAATATCAGCCAGAGCAAACACGGTGGAGATTCACTCAACCTATAAAGACAATCCATTTATTACAGCGGAACAGATTGCAGAAATAGAAAGCAATAAAGATGATGAAAACTGGTGGAAAGTTTATGGCCTTGGATTGACCGGCCGACCGCAAGGGGTTGTATACACAAGATGGAAGCAAGTACCGGACATACCGGATGAAGCTAAATTGGTAGCAAGGGGGCTTGACTTTGGTTTCTCCGTGAACCCGACCGGAATTGTTGACGTGTACATGTTGAACGGTGAATTATGGCTTGATGAACGCTGTTACATGCGTGGAATGACGAATGACAGGATAGCCGATGAACTACGTGGCCTTCCCGGGTCAACAGTCGCGGACAGTGCTGAACAAAAAAGTATCACGGAAATATACAATTACGGTATCAAGAGGATAGAACCGTCAGAAAAGGGTGCGGATTCCGTACGTAACGGTATCCAGATTCTTCAAAGGTACAACCTCAACATAACGAGCAGGAGCCTGAATCTGATTTATGAGATACGGAATTACAAATGGAGAGAGAACAAAATGACGGGGGAGTTCTTGAATGAACCAATCAAAAAGTTTGACCACCTCTTAGATGCGGTCAGGTATGTAGCCCTGAATTATTTGAAAGAAAAGAAACCTGTCAGGCGACCGCGTTCAAGATATATTGAGTTATGATATGACAGTACGTGAATTTTTGCATATAAGCGAGTTTATTTCTGATTATGATAATCTTATCAGAATGGCAAAAGAAATCAAGCCATCGCAATTTGTGTGCGGTGTGAGCAAGCCTGACACTATTAATGACATTACAATGGGAAAACTCATGGAGTTGCAATCAATTTCCAATGATGCTGATTTTCTTATATTGCCTTGTAAAATCCTTTTGGGGGTCAGTGAAGAAACCATATTAAACGAAGATGTGCAGGCCGTCCTATCATTTTCTTTCTGGGTTTCAAAAGAAGTGGAACGGGTTAACAAGCTGTTTTCAAAAGCAAGTGTCGACCCTACACCTGAAGAACAACAGGCCGGTATTGAGAATTTGAAGTTTGGAATGTTTGGCTTGTTGGACTATTACGCCACACGCATGCACATACCAGACCATGGGGATGTTGAAAAGGTTCCATGGATTCGAGTGTACAAGTGCCTCGACATGGACACAAAGCGGATGAAGTTTGAAAGAAGATTGCGTAACATCATAACGAAGAAAAGGAAATGAAAGAAGAAAGCAAATACAGGAGACCGGATGGTTTTCAATCCATAGAGGGTAAAATAAGGCTTGTGGCAAGTGAAATGAAATGTGTGCAATACATATTTGAGAACTGGCAAACGGCAAATGTGAAGCTTGACAGCACGGCATTACCGGCCATGCTCAACGTCCTTCCGGCAAGCGGGGTCATGAAGTTCGGCCAACAACAAATAAAGGACTATCCTAATTGTTTGTTTGCCTTCATGGACAAGGTTGATTTGGATTTCGATGGTGAAGAAGCAGATGTCGTGGTGGAACGATGCAAGGCATACGCGCAAGAATTTATAATGCGAATCAACAAATCCGGATTGTTTGAACCGGTCTATGGGGAAATCCCGTATTCCATCTTTTATGACAGGCTAGACGTAAATGTGGCCGGGGTCACTATTGAAGTACAACTAAAAGAAACAAAAGGACTGGTTCTGTGTCCGTCAAAGAGCATAGAGGAGGTAATTTATGGAAATGACAGCAACCCGTGCGGATGTACAGAAAATACTCGGTGACGAACTGGAAGCATTACGATCCCGAATTATAGCCAACCATGTAGCGGCCAAACAGGTTGCAAGCGGACGCACAAAAGATAGCATCAAAGTTGAACTTACGGAAAACGGTGGGATATTATGGGGACGGTTCCCTTTCGGGACTTTGGAAACGGGACGGCGTGCCGGTAGGACACCCCACAACTTCACCGGCATAATCCGGCAATGGATTATAGACAAAGGCATATCCGTGCCGCCAATACAATATATACGGGAACCGTCGAAACGGTGGAAGCCCAAATATACGCCACAAGAAAGGGGATTGATGAGCATGGCCGGTGCAATAGCCCACAAGATAAAAACAGAAGGTACTAAGTTATATCGTGAAGGTGGGAGAAATGATATTTATTCACCGGAAGTAGAAAAAACTGTGAATAGCATTACCGACAGAGTCGGTTTGTTATTTGAGCAGGAAGTTGAACACATAAACTTAAATACAAAAAATGAGGACGGACATAATAAGTGACGGATGGGGAATTTCCTATCCTGATGCCATTTCATTTGCATTCAACCGCAATTTGATTAGGATTCAAGGAGAAACAGACGACGAAGTAACTGTTACGGTTCAAAGGGAAAGCGTTTCTTATCAAGATAAAAGGGAAACGATTGGTGGTTATGTGCAATTTGACATAAGCGAATACATCCGTTTATTCTTCTCGGTCAAAGAAACAGAACTGGTTCCAAGTTTGGACATTGAGGTACATGTCAGTCTCGGCAAAGGAGGTAATTTCAATTTTACCATGACATGTATTTGGGGAGTTATAAATATCGGTGAAACGTTCAATTCCGGACGGAAAGTTATATGGTTCAAAAACTATCCTCAAACAGTCAGCTTTTATTCTTCTGACAACGCGGTACAAGCCCAAAGTGACAATGAACCGCTTAAAGGGATTGATGTAACGCCCGGCATTGTGCATTTGGATTTAGATGGTACTTTTCCAAAAGCACAAAACCATGCTACGATATTGTTAATGGAAGAGTACAAAGCTATTTTTGACTATACCTTTGATTATACCTTCACTTCCATAACTGATAATCTGGTGTTGAACATCGAAATAAGCAATGCCGATTGCGGAATTTTCATCAGGTGGATAGACCGGCATGGCTTTTACCAATATTGGCTCTTTAATCCCGGTGACATTTCATATAAGGTTTCTGACATAGGAGAAGAATCAGAAGTAAATTCTACAGCCTTTCTAGATGTGTATGGAATAACCCGTGTCCAAGGCAAAGAAACCCACAAAACAATCAAGGCATGTTCCCCCTTAGTAGACAAAGAGACATTTGACATGTTACTTGGGCTTTTATCCTCCCCTTTGCCTTCTTTATGGGACGGGAATGAATGGATTCCAATTCATATATCAGAGGGGACTTCCACCCAATCCACTTCTGATTTGCAGGATTTCGAGATTCAGATAGAAATGCCAGAACTTATTTCACAAAAACTATGAGGGACGAACTATATATAAACAACCAACGTGTAGACATGTCGGAAAGTGGTATAAACCTTACTTTCCGTAGTAACTTGCTGTCAGACATAAGCAAGATTGTCAGCAATTACAGCTATACCATCAAGTTGCCCAAGACTGCCAATAACATGCGGATTATCGGCGGTGCGGTGCTTCCAAGCAGTGAGAGCGACTTCCCCTATATTGTCCACTCCGGACGGGTGTTGCGTGACGGGATAGAGATAGTAAGGGATGCAGATGTTTTCCTGTTGGCCAACGATGAAGAACAGTTGGAAATATGCCTGAACTGGAATGGGTTATATGGATTTGAAAGCATAAAAGAAAAGAATTTGCGTGATTTGCCATATTCGATAGACGTTGATTATCTCCCATGGGCTGCATTTAGCAGCAAGACGCAACCGGAGGTAGATTATGGGGACGCAACGGTATATTTGACCCCTGTAATTAACTTAGGGTGGATATTGAGACGCATAGAACGGCAAAGCGGGATAAAGTTTATTTACCCTGACGAAATGTACAGTTTGATAAATGATGAACTTGTTATCCCTTTGATAACAAGAAATGGGTCTGACGAATACACAAACCAATTTAAGGGTAAGTTTGATTTTGCAAACTATAACGAAAAAGAGGATACCTCGGCCGTCCTTTATATTGATAGCAATTACAATACAGAGTACGGCTTCTTGTCCGGCCAGTTTGAAGATATGTCTACCACCTACATTCCGAAAGTCTACGGTTCCGCACTTCGTTTGAACGGCACATTAAAAATAGTACTGAACACTTCAACCCAACCCGGAAACATACGGAGCATGTATGTGGCACTATGCAGGAAAGACGACCCGTCGTCAGTAGCTTTGTCCGTTTACCCTGATTCGATAGGCCAATATGGCGCACTCTTTTATATGGATTATGTTTTACGGGACGTTGAAAGTGACATGTTGGGTAGAAACGTAGAATACCAGTTTCGTATTATGAACCTTGGTGCCTATAACATAACAAGGGTTGACGGCTCTTTTGATGTAACACCATTCGACAAGGAAGTACAACCCGGTAGCAAATTGTTTATAGTGCCCAATTTGCCGGACATGAAACAGGTTGATTTCCTGAAAGGGGTATTCCAGATGCTTGGGCTTTTTGTCATAGCGTCAGGCAAAGGCCAAATTACAGTAGCATCTTTCAACGATTTGCACGAAAACAAAAAGAACGCCTATGACTGGAGCGAAAAGGTACGTTCAAAGTTGCCTGTTTTCGGACGTACAACGTATAAACTCGATGATGTGGCGAGAAACAACATTTTCAAATATAAAGATGATGATACCGTTTATGGGGATTACAGTGCAAACATACAAGTAGATAACAAAACGTTGGAGTACGAACGTGAGGCGGTAACTTTACCTTTTGCAGCCAGTGACCAAAGGGGCGGGCTTGCTTACATCCCGATAAACATATACAACAATGACGGCAGTGGCGAGTACCGAACTGTTGAACCACGGATTATAAGGCGTATTTTGGACGGTGGTACATACAAAGGGACATTTGCCGGGCTTGAATGGCCGTCTTTGATAGAAAAATATTATAACGGGTACGAAAAACTATTAGACAGGTCTAAAGTTCTCGAATTGGTTGTAAAGTTGTCTCCGGTAGATTTGAAGATATTGGATATGACAACCCCCGTGTATTTGAAACAATACGGGGCTTATTTCGCAATACTTGAAATCAAGACCGGAGATAATAACTTATGCGATGTGAAACTTCTAAAATTATAAAACTATGGCAAACGACAAAGTAGAAAAGGTTTTAGACATAAAAGTAAATTATGCCGATGCAATAAAGAAAATCGCCGAATATCGTGCAAAATTAGACAAGGTAAAGGAAACTGAATCCGAACTGAAAAAGCAACTAAATGAAGGACGTATTTCACGAGAGGAATACAACAAGGCTATTTCGGCTACAAAAATAGCATCAGACGAATATAAGTCAACCATAAGGGACATTGAAAAAGTTGTAAAGAACCAAATTAAACTTGACCATGAGCAAGAGGGTTCTTTACGTGGTATGCGTGCGGAATTGTCCAATTTAACACGCGAATACGATGCACTATCGCGTGAACAACGTGAAAACGAAAAGATAGGCGGCGCATTGGCCAAAAAAATCAACGACCTTACGGATGAATTAAAAGAGGCAGAAGAAGAAACAGGGCGTTATTATCGAAATGTCGGGAATTATAAAAACAGTATCCTTGAAGCCATCGGACTTAACAACCAATTCGGAGAATCACTGATGAATCTTGGAGAGGGTTCCAAGGGACTAAAAAAAATAAACACGGATATTAAGGCATTGGGAGCCACCATGAAAGGGTTGCTTACCAATCCTGTATTTCTTGCTTTGGCCGGTATCGTTGGTGCCGGGATGGCATTCAAATGGTTCTATGATTACAACAAGGGGCTTGTAGAGGCGACCAAGTTAACGAAGCAATTCACCGGACTTGGGGGCAATGAACTGAAGGAATACCGGAACGAGGTTCAGGCCGTGGCCGACATGTACGGTAAAGACTTCAAAGAGACATTGCAGGCGGTTAACTCGGTATCGAAGCAATTCGGCATCACGTCACAAGAGGCCATGAATATTATAAAGGATGGTTTTGTGGCCGGTGCAGATGCGAACGGTGAGTTTCTTGATACATTGAAAGAATACCCTGCATATTTCAAAGAGGCGGGTATCAGCGCGGAGGAATTTGTAGCCATTACAGCAAATGCAAGCAAACAAGGTATTTTCTCCGACAAGGGAGTGGATACCATAAAGGAAGCAAATACCCGTTTACGTGAAATGACAACGGCCACTGCAGAAGCATTGGACGGTATCGGTATATCATCGGAAGAGGTACAAAAATCATTGCAGGAAGGAAGTACAACCACTTTCGAGGTAATGAAAAAAGTGTCTGATCGGTTAAATGAGCTTCCGGCCTCCTCTGCAAAAGTGGGCACGGCAATAGCCGATATTTTCGGTGGCCCCGGTGAGGATGCTGGACTGGAATACATCAAGACCTTGGGAAAGATAGAAACCAACCTCGATGAAGTCAAGAAACAAGCCGGTGAACTCGGTGAATTGGAAGAGATACAGTTAAATTCACAGATAGAACTGCAAAACGCACTTTCCGGATTGTTCGACAAGACAGGAGGTGATTTTGAACGCATGAAAACGCAAGCCATTGTGTTTGTCAACGAGGGGCTTGCCAAAATAATCAACGGCATAAGTGATACTATAAATTGGTTCAAAACCATGTATAAGGAATCCGAAGCGTTCAGATTATTGTGCGATTCCATTTCCGGCATATTTACCGGCATGTTTAAAACGGTGGGCAACCTGATAAATTTGCTTATAGTACAATTAAAATCATTGGGGCGTGTATTGAAAGGCGTGTTTACGTTTGACTGGGAAGAGTTTACGGGTGGGTTGGAAGATTTCGCCATCAATACCACAGAGGTTCTGAAAAAACAGTTTACCCAAGCTAAAAAAGAGATTGAGGAAACGAACCGGGAAATGAAAGACAAGATAGATCCTGTCACCATTCCTGTAAAAGTGGAGAATCCGGCCACAAAGGACATTTCTGCCAACGATACAACCACAACGGACACAAACACGCTTACTGATGAAGAAATCAAGAAGCAACAGGAAGCCGCCAAAAAACGTTTGGAACAGTTACGTGAACAGAAACGCGTGGAGATTGAAGAAACCCGAAAGGCTGAGGACGAATTACTGAAACTTGTCACGGACAACCAAAAAAAGTTAAGGGAACAAACCCGGTTGAACTATACCCGTGAAATCGAAGACCTGAAAAATAGGTTGGATGAAGAAAAGAATCTCACACCGGCAGCGCGTGAGGCCATCAACCAACAAATAATGGCAAAACAAAAACAGTTTTCCAATGAAATGGCCGCCTTGGACAATGAGGCGTTGCAGAAGCAAATCGAAGACCGGCAAAAGCTTATCACCCTCCAATTACAGGCTGTCAAAAAAGGCAGTGAACAGGAATACGCCCTGAAGCTTGAAGAGTTGGCAAAAGAAAGGGATTTGCAGCTTTCCAACATGCAGGCCACGCAAGAAGAAAAGGATGCCATTTGGGCGGCATGGGCGGCAAAGGACGAAGAATTGAGGATGCAGCATGAGAATGACATCACGAACAAGCAAATGGAAGCCATGCGCCTGCGGCATGAAACGGAGCTGGCACAACTCGGAGAAAATGAAATTGCGATACTGGAAGCCAAAGTTGCACATAAACAAGAAGAACTTGAATCCTTGCACCAGTTGGAGGGTGAAAGCATAGAAGAATTTAACCTTAGAAAAATCGAGCTTCAAAATGAATATGTGGACGCACAAAAGGAGTTGGCCGACAAGGAAGTGGAAATAAACCAAGCAAAAGCACAAGCCATTGCGGCCACGTATGGCTCAATCGGAGATGCCATTGCAAGCTTGGCCGGTGAAAACAAAAAGGCCGTGGCGGCGGCAAAGGTTCTCGCCCTTGCGGAGGTGGCAATAGAACAAGGTGTTGCCATAGCAAAAGCCACGAGCCTTGCTTTCCGGAAATCACACTCCGTGTGGGAATCTATAGCTGCGGTAGCAGCTGCAACTGCAACCATCATCAGTAGCATGGCATCTGCCATAAAGGCTATCAAGTCGGCCAAGATTGGTGGAGATGGTGGAAATGGCAATGAAAACCGTCGTGGCTATGCAAAAGGCGGATTAGTCACTGGTACCGGAAGTGAAACAAGTGACAGCATACCGGCAAGGCTGTCCAATGGTGAGAGTGTAATGACTGCACAATCAACACGTATGTTCGCTCCCATCCTTTCGGCTTTCAACACCATGGGTGGAGGCGTGCCTATTCAGGCTACCCAAAGCGCGGAGCAAGCCATAGGGGAAGACATGTTGGCACGTGCCGTGGCCAAAGGAGTACAATCTATGCCGAATCCGGTTGTCAGCGTGGAAGAGATAAACACGGTAGGCAACAGGGTAAAGGTTATTGAGAATATTGGAACTATATAAAAGCATATCATGACATCATACGAATTATTATCCGCTAACCGGAATTTGATTGAAATAATTGCAAAAAACAAAATTGACTTGTCAAATATCCGATACCTTGAACTGTTTCAGGAATACGCTCGGCTTTCTAAAGAGGGGCACAAACAAGAGTATATCGCATCCTATTTGTCAGAAGTGTACAGTATTTCATCACGTTCTGTTTTTAGGATAGTCAAAAGGATGAAAAAGCACGTTGAAATATGAAAATATTCTGTTTCTTTTCATTTTTCTCCATAAACCCTTGCGTAATATACAAAAGTTTATTATCTTTGTATTGTCAAAATGATAAGCGATGGAAACAAGAAAATTAACTGATTTAGAAGCCGAGTTCATCGATGCGGTGAGGAATTACAAAAAGGCTTACCCCAATGGAAGCGATGAATTGGAATGGTACATTGAAGGCTTGTACGAGAAACTTCTTGAAAGAGACTAATCAACTTCCCCCTTCCTTCCCTATAAGCGGGAAGGGGGATTTTACAGAAGAAATAACCACTAAAACAAAAAGAAATGGAGACAGTAATGATTAAACGTGAAACAATGAAGCAAACGCTTTCGGACATCCTTTTGGATATTTCTTGGGCACGGCTGTCCGTGAGATATTTCGGTAAAAGCCGTTCGTGGCTGCACCAAAAATTAGATGGAATAAACAGCAATGGCGGTGAGGGCGGCTTTTCGGAATCCGAGAAAGCGGAGTTACGCCTTGCATTAAAAGACTTGTCAGCGCGAATAAATGCGGCGGCAGACCGTATAGAGTAATCCCTCGTTTATCGTTTTGACATAACCTAAAGTTTGGGATTTACTTCACGTGGACTTTGCTTGATTAATACAAAAATTAAGTTCACGATTGGACGGATGGATATTTTCCATCCGTTTTTTGTTTTAAATTTGGCATTACTGACAGTACGGTGTCAGTAGAAATTACACTATAAATAATTATATTATAATTATATTTATTAGATTTGCCATAAATTAAATGTTATGGCAAAGTTATTCATAAACAAAGACATTGCAGCCGATGCGGACAAAATGAGGTACTGGCTTTCCGGTGATGATTGTGTTTCATTCAGCGATATTCAGGGCTTTCTATCTTGGATGGACCCGTATGACAACAGCATCGAAGTAGAACTTCATTCTTGCGGTGGGGATTGCATTGAAGGATATGCCATTTATGACGCGCTTCGCGCAAGTGGGAAAGAAATCAGTTGCACGGTGGTAGGGCTTTGCGCTTCAATGGCTACCGTCATATTATTGGCCGCACCTATTGAAAGGAGAAAAATGTATCAGCACGCACAATTACTGATACATGAGCCATATTGCCCAAAGGGGGCATTCAATGAAGACCTCACTATTGGAAGTTTACAAGAGAAAATGAACTTTCTCAACCAGGAACGGAACAAGATGCTTTCACTGTATGTAGAGCGGACAGGAAAGGCACAAGAAGAAATAGAAGCACAAATGATTGCCGGTTCATGGTTTGGGAGCGACAAGGCAGTAGAATTGGGATTTATATCTTCCGTAATGCCTGCAATGAGCGCAAAGGTTGAGAAGCCAGTTATAAATAATCAAACAATCAAAACAGAAATGAAAGAGAAGGAAGAAAAGAAGCCCACTGTGGCAGAAGCTTTCCGGATGCTTGGGGTGGCTTTGGGAATATCCAAGCCGGAAGCCTCCGGAATGGTAATTACAACGTCAACAGGTGAAGAGTTGACAGTAGAACGTGAAGAGGGTGAAATACAGGTAGGCGATACCGCATCCCCTGACGGTGAATTTGTCCTTGAGGACGGTCGTACAGTTGTCGTTACTGATGGGGTAATCACGGAAATAAAGGAACCGGGAAGCGGTGGTGAAGACGTTGAAGCCCTACAAAGCCGGATTGAAGAATTGGAACGTCAGGTAAGCGACTTAACCGCCAACGCAAAATCAGAAGACGAAATCCGTATTTTGTCCATGGTGGAAAAGGCCGGTGGAGAATCTTGGCTAAGAAAAGCGGCTGCAAGCCATTATACACCTCCCTTGCGCAGTACGCAAGTCGGAAACAAGAAGCCTGACAGTAATATCTCCACATCAAATAGCAAAATTGACCGGATGCTTGCGGAAAAGAGAGAGAAATTCAAACAAAGATACAACAAATAAAAAATAAAGAGTATGGCAAAAGAAAGAATTGAATGGGATGACCTTCAAAGTTTAACTCCTGATAATAGAGCCATCCAGTCTTTGAAAGACCTGTTGGTTATGACAAATTTTGTCGATGAAGATTTGGAACGTTTCTACACCCTACGGCAAAATGTACATAACGGCGACAATTTGGGATGGGTTGGAACAATGGAAGATGTGGGTTGGAATGGTTCCGGCTGTAACCCAACGTATAAGAACGCAGCGATTGAATTTGCTGAAAAGGAATGGAGTATCGGTGATTGGCAGATACCCCTCAAATGGTGTTACACAGACCTCATCAATACCATTGCAGAGTATTGTTTAAAGACCGGCACGGAAATCGGTGATTTGACCTCCACAGAATACATGGACGGCATTGTTCTTCCGGCTCTCGATTTGGCCATGAAGCACATGATGTGGCGTTTCATTTGGTTTGGTGACAAAGATGCAAAAAATGTCAGCAGCTCCGGACAAATTACGGATGGCATAAATGTGGATTTGTTTAAAACAACAAATGGATTTTGGAAGCAGTTGTTTGCCATCGGTACTGCAAACGAGGCGCAAAAGACAACCATTGCGGCCAATTCAGAAACAACCATGGCATTGCAATTAAGCAAGATAAAAGAATCAGGAGTAGCAATCGGTATTTTCGATGAGTTGCTTGAAAACGCCGATAGTAGAATTTCTTTGTTGGACGATGCCGGTATCTTCTGCACAAAAACTCTCGGGGACGCACTGACACGGGATTTGAAGCGTGAATATAAACTCATATTGGATTGGGAACAAGTCTTCAAAGGCTTGGATGTCGCTGAATACAATGGCGTGCCCATTTACCGGGTATCCATTTGGGATAGATTCATTCGCACGTACCAGAATGACGGTACAAAATTGAACCTTCCCCATCGTGCGATGTACGGATCACCCAAACAGCTTTTTGTCGGTACGCCTGCAAATGAGTTGATTTCCGACCTTGACATCTGGTTTGACCGGAAAGACCGTATGAATTACATCTATTCAACCGGAAAGTTGGGATGTTTAATCGGAGAAGACAACCTTTTCCAAATGGCATATTAAAAAGGAGGTGAATCATGGCTATTTGTGATATTCTTTTAAAGGGAGACATTTCGATTAATTGCGACGACCCTATTGTTCCCGGTGTGGAGAGTGAAGGCATCATCATAAACCGTTCGGATATTGATTTTGCAGCCACCACGTTTAATGCCACCCGTAAGAATGTGATTGAAACCCTTGTTTTGAAGTCCAAGAAAAAGGCTTTCAAATGTGCACAATTAGGGAATACTCCATTTACGGGCACCAATGTGGCATTGGCCGTAGGCACTTACCGCAATACATTCACCAATACGGTGAACCTTGTGGTTTTCAACAATGACCCGGACACTTGCGAGCAAATCATTAATGGTTTGGCCAATGGCTCTTTTGTGGTCATTCTGGAGAACAAGTATAAGGGAACGAGCAAGGAAACGAATCCGGGCGATGCAGCTTTCCAAGTGTTCGGTTGGTACCAGGGACTTCGGGCAAGCGAAATAACCAACGACAAGTATTCGGAAGATACTGATGGCGGATGGTTGGTTTCCCTCCAAGAAACAAAGGCTCCAAAGTCGGGATTGTTCTTGTTCAAGACAAGTTACGAGGCTACCAAGGCTGCTATTGACACGTTAACCACGGAAGCTGAGTAATATGAATGCGACGGAAGCCCTGAACAGACTGAATGAGCTAAAGGACAAAAAAACTTTGGCTCATTCAGATAAAACAGAAATCGAAGAATTGTATTACGCCGTATATGGTAGAAATTTCGTGAGAAGCTCATGTAATGACTGTTATTACGATGCCGTGATACAAATGTATTTATATCTAAGAAGCAAAGGTAAGATGAAAGAAATATGTTTGTATAGCCTAAAAAACGGGGCACTCATTCAAATGGAGTTTGGAAGTGGTGAAATGTACACCAATGCCAATTTGACCGATGAAATTGCGGAAAAATACTTGGCTGCAAATCCGGAGGGTCGTGTGTTCTTTTCCGTATTACCTGACGATTGGATTGAACGTGTTGAAAATCGGAAAAACGGGAATGCAGAGAAAGTCATTGAAGAAATGACCCAAATGTTGGAAAATGGTGAAACCGTTGAAGATGTGAAAGCAAAATACAAAGGCTACATGATTGACGGGAAAAGAATGAGGGTGAAAATTCTGAATGCCTACATAAAGGAAGCACAAAACAGGTTGGAGGAATAAAAACAAACGGGACATGAAGGTAAAAGAACTCAGTAAGAAAAGTTCTCCAAGGATTGACAATAAGTTTATCCAGGCTCTGAATATCCAAACATACGGAGAAGACAATTTGTATCCACAAGTTTTCCGCGATATAGTGCATGCAAGCCCATCAGGGAACGAATGTATTGACCAGCTCGCTGATTTTATTGAAGGAAATGGATTCAAGGATGAATTATTTTCCGAATATGTAATCAACAGGCGTGGCGATACGGTGGATGAGGTGCATTGTAGGATGTGTCAGGATATGGCAATGTTCAACGGAATCTCCTTGCATGTCAATTACAACGTTTTTGGGGAAATTGTAGAGTTGAACCATGTCCCGTTTGAAAATTGCCGATTGACGGAACCTGACGAAAACGGTGTCATATCAAAAATTGCCGTACATCCTGATTGGACCGGGAAAAAAACAAGAAATGGCAAGACTATCCAAGTGAAAAAAGACAATATAGACTACATTGATGTCTTCAATCCTATTAAAGAGGTGGTTTTGGCACAAATTGAACATGCCGGAGGTATTGAAAACTATAAAGGACAAGTCCTTTGGAAAACTTTGTTCGGGAGCTATGAATATCCGGTAGGAAAGGGAGACAAGGTGGCCACGGAAATGAGCACGGATGAGGGGCTTTCCAATGTAAAATACAGAAATGTCCGCTGCAATTTCATGCCCTCCACAATCATGCTGTCAAAAAAGGCCAATTCTGTAACTCAAACAGGGCTTGATGGAAGTGAATCCATAGATTATGATAATGACGAAGTTATGAACTCTCTCACCAAAATTCAAGGGGACAAGAATTTGGGCAAAATAGTCGAGATAACAGTGGAGGCAGACGAAGAAAAGCCCGAATTTGTCAACATGGATTCCAAAAATTACGACAAGGAGTTTGAAGTCACAGATTCAAGCGTGACAGAACGTATATATTCCGCTTTCGGACAGGAGCCATGGTATTGCATCCGGAAAGGAAAAATCGGGTTTAGCGGAGATATTTTGTCGGACGCTTTTGAGTATTACAATTCAATCGTGTCACGACAACAACGTTTTATTGAAAGGGTGATTACACGCATTTTCAAATATTGGTTTGAACCGGTAAACCCTTCAAACGATTATAGTATAACCCCATTAAGATATGTGCAAAATGGTTCATCTGATAAAAACGAATGAAGTTGCTGATCTGTCCCGACCCATATCCGGACATATAGATGATAAGAAGATTAATACCTATATCCGCGAAAGTGAGGATATAGACCTGAAATCAAGTCTCGGTGACGTGCTTTTGATGGATATAAGGTCTAATCCTGAAAAGTACGATGATTTATTAAATGGAGGTGAGTATGAGGATAAATGCGGATACAAACATACATTTGCCGGTCTTAAAAGGGCACTTGCTTACTATTCTTATGCCAGAATAGTAAAAAACAATGATATAAATGTTACCCGGTTTGGGGTTACATTCAAAGATGATGATTACAGTGATAAGGTAAGCGTAAAGGAACGTATTTTAGCTTATAATGACGCCTTTTCCATTGCGGATAAATACCTTCATGAATGCGTGTTATTTCTTTCTGAAAACAAAGATAAATATCCATTGTACCGAGGTATCGGTAAAGTAAAAGCAAACCGGATTAAATTTAGAACCATAGGAGACTGAAATATGGATATAGAAGAGATAAGACAAGAAATAGAACAAATCCGGGATGCAAGTAAGCCCGGTGAAAATACGGCATCCCGGGTCGGTGGTGCAATGCTTGATTTACTGAGTTTCACTGACACCGAGTTTAAGTCTTACCTTTTGAATCGCCTGCAAGGCACGGCAGAGGACAGCGACGCGCTTCACGACCCGCACAAGTGGTTGGGGAGCGTGGAGGATGACGGCGGTCTGAACGCGCTGTTGGACGGGCTTCACGGTTCCGGCGAGGCGGGGAAGCCGAAGGCGGGTTTCTTCCGTGGTGACTACGATGGCAGCCCTTTCACGGTGGAGAACGTCCCGGTAAATTATGCGGAGGATATGTGGTTGCAGTCGGTGCGGGGGCGGTTGTCGCCGGTGTATGCAGGTGGTGCCGACACGTACAAGGAGCTGACGCGCAGCTCGGATGTGTACAGCGTCTTGTGGAGGGTACGCGAGAATGGGACGTGGGGAGCGTGGAATTCCTTGACGGATGCCCCTCGTGTGCCGGAAACAGACTTGTCGATGGGTGTCAAGGATGGTGACCCGCGTTCCTGCCTTGAGATTATGCGCACGCGCAAGGGAGGATGCTATTCTGTGACGAACGATGCCGGGCAGGTGACAGGCATAATGATGGTGTTCTGCGACAGTTGGGGACAGCACGGCATGGAACAGGTGTTGCTGACAGACGTGTCGGACTTGGAGGGGGGCATTGTGCACAGTCTCAGTGGGCGCACGCACGTTGACGGCAAACCGATGCTTTACCACCGGTTTTATGACATGAACCGGGAGGCTGAGGGGCGTTGGGGCGCGTGGAAGACGTTCAGCATGGGCGGCGGTACGACAGCGCCTCCCTATGTGGCTTTCGACTTCGGTGTCCTTCAGGAGAAAATCGGCAGCGGGCGCACGCAGGGGGATTTGGATGCCTTCGGGCTGACGGAGGACGTGTGGGCGAAGATAAGGGGAGCGGAAATCATGGTCGTACGCGATGATGCCCATGAAAGGACGTATATCGTGTCGGGTAGCTCGGATGATTACATTTCATTCTCTTTCGGCCTATATGCCAGTGACGACTATGAAGGCTACACGATTCGTAATGAGGGGGATACTTACACAATCATCCGGTACAGGTACCAATCCGGTGAGGGTGGACAAATAATCATTCAATAAATATTTATTCAATCTTAAAAAAATATTATTATGGCAGAATCAGTAGGACAACTTTTTGAGGTATATGCCTCTAAGACGGAGGCGGATGCAAAGGCTTTGGCATCGAGCAAGCCGGGTGCGATGTGTTTCGCCACGGACACGCACCGTATCGTGTTCAATGGTGTGGTTTATAATTTAGTCGAAATCATCAACAACCTGACGGACGGGAGCACGAACAAGGCTTTGAGCGCGGCGCAGGGAAAGGCGTTGAAGGCGTTGGTGGACGCGCTTCCTACAATGGAAGAGATGAACAATGCCATCAACTCGAAACTGGGCAGCGTGTATAAGGTAATGGGGACGAAAGCGACCATTGCCGATGTGCTCGCGCTGACGAACGCGGTGAAGGGCGACACGTGGAACGTGACGGCCGAGTTCACGTTGGGGGGCAAGAAGTACCCGGCGGGGACGAACGTGGTATGCGTGACGAACACTTCGGCCAGTGACCACAACGACGACAACTGGGACGCCCTGGGGGGCACGGTGGACTTGTCGGTGTTCCTGAAGGCGGCCGACGCGGCAAAAACTTATGCCACGAAGTCGGAGCTGACCTCGCACACGGGGAACAAGAGCAACCCGCACGGGGTGACGAAGGCCCAGGTGGGGCTGTCGAACGTGACGAACGACGCGCAGGTGAAGCGGAGCGAGGTGGTGGACGATTACATAGACGTGAAGGAGGTGGCAGCGGGCAACACGGTGGCTAGCACGAACGTGACAAAGCGCATCATTACGGTGCAGGAGGCTTGCGTCCCGGTGCTGCTCGACCAGATTGTGGGGGGCACGCAGACGGTGCAGCAGGTATCGTCCACGAAGGCAGGGGGAAGCCTGGTCTACCTGAAAGACATGAAACAGTTGTGTTACCGTATTGACGGTACGTATTATAACAACTGGTCCATTGCCGATGACAGTAACAAGGCCAAGCAATATGCCGAACTTGCCGGAAGTGACGGCTTGGCCAGGAAGCCGATAGAGGGCAAGGTGTACGTGATGCCTTCGGCAGGTTCTTTTAAGGGCGTTTATGTATGCAAGGACGGTGACCTCGTGCTGTTGTCGGACAAGACGGAGGTCATCAACAGCCTGACGAGCGACCGCACGGATGCCGCGCTTTCGGCTGCCCAGGGAAAGGCGTTGAAGTCGCAGGTGGATGCCAAGCTGAACAAAAGCGACGTGGTGAACAGCCTGACTTCCACGGACACGGCGAAGGCACTATCGGCAGCACAAGGAAAAGCCCTGAATGACAAGCTGACTACGACAACGAACACGGCGAACTCTGCCAAGTCGATAGCCGACTCGATAAAAGCCGCCCTTACCATCAAATAGTCATGGCTTATGGACGAGAAAGTGATTGATTCGGAAGACCGGGAGCAAGGCGGCATTGTCCCCCTTGCATCCTCCCCCACGGGGAAGATTTTGGAGGTGTACGCGAGCAAGACGCGGGCGCAGGCTTTGTCATTGACGGGGTCCAACCCGCAGGCGTTGTTCTTTGCGACCGACTCGGATTGCATCGTGTTCAACGGGAAAGAGTACGTGGCGGGGCCTTACCTGGTGTGCCTTAACGTGAATGAAAATTCGAGTTCCGACACGCTTTTGGTTCGTTTCGGGAAACCTTCCGACTTGGTGGCGGCGGTACGTGCGCGCCGTCCCTTTTTGGGATGGGACGGCTCCTTGGACAAGGTCACGCATTCGGTGCCTGTTTCGGTGGAGGTCTCGGACTCGACGGTGTACATGATGTGGATGGAGCATTACCGTACGAGCCGCATGCAACTGGTACACCTGTATGCTTCTTATAGCGGTGACACGTGGGGTCAGGTGACGCAGTATAATGAATACAGGTTTTCGGAGGGGATTTATACCCCGCCTGCGGAATAATGGAAAAGGAATAGTATATGAGAACAGATTGGGAACATTTGCGTATGGTGTCGGCATCGGCCATCAGTCCGGTACTGGCGTATTACACCCCGACGAAAGGATTCTTGTTGGCTTTGGTGTTGGCCTTTGCATTCAACATCTATGCCGGCATGAAGGCGGACGGGGTCAGCTTTGCTTGTTGCGAGAACTTTTCTTTCGGAAAGTTCAAGAACGCCTTGGCCGAACTGGTTCTTTACGTGGTGATAATCTGCTTCCTCTTCACGGTGATGTCACAGTGCGGTGACGGTGAGGCTGCCATTATCGTCATCAAATCGCTGACGTATGTGTTCATGTACGTTTACGTCCAGAATGCGGTGAAAAACCTAATAAAGGTTCATCCGACGAATATCGCCCTGCGTATCGTCTACCATGCGGTAAGGTTGGAATTTACCCGTATGCTTCCATCTTATTGGAAACCCATCATGGAGCGTGTGGAACAGGAGCGGCAGGAAGCAAAGGATAAGGAAAAGAAATAAAAAGGGAGGCACGCCGCCTCCCCCTGTTAAACTTAAATATAATACCATGAAAAACATATTAGTTCTTCGGGCGTCCCTCACGGGAGGCGATGGCAAAGTTAAACAAAAAAATGTAGATATGAAAGCGAGCAACACATTGATTGAGGCGATAAAGAGGTTCGAGGGTTTCCGTGGCACGGCTTACAAGTGCCCGGCGGGCGTGTGGACGATAGGCTACGGACATACGGTTGGCGTGAAGCGTGGCGACAAGATGACGGAGGGCGAGGCGGAACGGCAGCTCAGGCGCGACTTGGCGGAGTATGAGGCATTCGTGGACAAATTAGGCGTGACGGAGCGGCAGAACAAGTTCGACGCATTGGTGGACTTCGCGTACAACCTTGGGTGCGACGCGTTGGCCGGTTCCACACTTTTGAAAAAAATACGGGCTTGCGCCCCGGATGCGGAGGTGCGTGCAGAGTTCATGAGGTGGGTGTATGCCACGGTGGCCGGGAAGAAGCGGAAGCTTGACGGACTGGTGAAGCGGAGGAAATGGGAGGCTGACAGGTTCTTCAATATCGCATAGCCATGGGAACGAGTGAGGAGTATTGGCCGATGCTTGACGACATCGGAGAGGGCGGCGGGAAGGGATTGCCGCCTTGGTTGGCCTTCCTCGTGTTGGCCTTGGGTGCCTGGATGTTGGCACGTGCGTTGGCGATGTGAATGAATGATTATTAACCCGGTGGCGGGGAAGCGGTCTTTGACTTGGTGGGATTGTCTATTTTGATAATATTATAATCATAATTCGCAGATGATAGGACAAAAAGACTATCAAGGTTTTTATGTTATATAACATATATACGTGCAAATAAGACTTACGTATCGAAATTATTATTATCTTTGTAGAATGAAACAAATTATACCTATACCAAACGTACCAAGAGATGACAGGATTGGAAGTGTGTTTAATCACTTGTTCAAAGTCATATATGCTACAAGATTGTCTCATGATGACGTAGTATGGGATTTCAGTGACACAACTTTTTTTCACCCCTTTTTCCTTGCTCCATTTGCTATTTATAAAAGTTTGTGTGGGAAGAACATAGAATGTCGGAATATGCCATCTTATTTAAGTTCATATTTGGATTCTATATATTTTCATACTTTTCTTGACATAAAGGATGATTCGGATTTGCAGAAGTCACTTCAATCTTATTCGGAAAAGTCGTATATACCAATATGTCGTTTTTCTCTAAAAAATAAGAATATAGACAGAATGCAATCTTTGGTGCAGGCAACGATAGAAAAACAGAACAAACTTGATTCATCGCTAAAGTCGGCTATTTCTTATATGTTGAGTGAGTTGATATGTAATATAAGTGAGCATTCGGAAAGTGAGTTTGGTTATCTATATTCTCAGAGGAAGGGTGATGCACTTAATATATGTATTGCTGATGCAGGTGTTACGGTGTATGGAAGTTATCTTCGGGCGAAAAAATATTTGGAAAAAATATCAGGTAATGAAGCGGAAGCTTTAAGAATTGCCAATGAGGGTTTTTCCACAAAAGACCTTCCGAATGCGGAAAACAGGGGGTTTGGCTTATCCACCACGAAGCGCATGATTGTAGATGGTCTTGGAGGCTCTTTCTTTATGTTGTCCGGTGGTGCATTTCATCGTCATAATAAGGATGGAATACAATACATAAAACTTCCAGAATATATTTCTTGGGATGGAACAGTGTTATTGATACGAATTCCTTTGACCGTTCCTTCCGATTTTAATTATTATAAGTATATTATTTATTAAAAGTGAGAATTATGGAAAATGTAATTAATGTATTTGACATTTTAGGTACAGAAGTACGTTCTCGCTCAAATGCGGAACGTATAAGGGATAAGATGCTCCTTGGTTCTGTGAATATTATTAATCTGCGTGGAATAGAATTTTTATCACGTTCTTTTGCAGATGAGTTATATAATATCATAAATGAGTATTCCGGAACGAAAATTTCGAATGCTATCGGAGCTGTAAATAATATGCTTGAGATTGTAAAATCAAGCCGTCAGCAGAAACGGGTAAGGCGAAATGAAAATTCAGACATTAAGGAATTTGATGATGTAGATAGTTTCTTGACGTATGTAGATACGTTTTGATTTTTATAAAGATTGAATAAAAATCGGCAATCCCACACAAACAAGTCGGGGTTGCCGATTTTTCGTTGCCACAAAAAGAAGTAGGAATGAATAGATTTTTTAAAGTGTTTTGGCCTTGGCTGATGGTGCCGGTGTTCTGGCTCGTGGTGGGGCTGTCGTTGTTTGCCATGTGCGGATGTGCCGGTTCAAAGCATTTGGAAACGGAGCGTGCGGTGGATTATGCGGGACACAGTTCTTCTTTTGAGGATACCGTGGACAGCCTGCGCATGGAGTTGTCGCGTGCCGCCCGGCAGACAATGGAGCGTTTTTCGGACTTGAAGGTGGAGAACCGGATGGTGGTATGGTCGGCACCGGATTCTTGCGGGAGGCAGTATAAGGAACGTGAGAGCCACACGAGCGTTGACCGGAGTGACCGGGAGATGTCGGAACTGGAGGAGAAGGCCATGGCGGATTACCTGCGGCTTTCGCACAGGATTGATTCGTTGATGGAAAAGGTGGATGGACAGTCGTTGGAAAAGGTGGTGGAACGCAAGCTTTCCTGGTGGGAGGAAACGAAGCTGCACTATGGGGGATTTGCGCTCGTGGCCGTGGTCGTTTGTATCCTTATAGGATTCGGGAGGTTTGTGTACAGGCTGAAAAAGTAATGTTTACTCCTTCGGGGACGGGAGTATAAAAAGTCCCCGGCACTCTCTTGTTTACGCCAATAAACATTTTGAGATACATACAATGCACATATTGCACAGTGCCGGGGATGATACCTCGGTGTGCAATACGTGCATTTTTTGTTTATTGGCAATGCAAAATTAGTAATAAAATCTGTTATGACAAGATTTTCCGGAAAAAACAGGAGAGAAAGTACCGTACTTAGGGATGATAAGGTGCATGAGATTTACGCGGAAATACGTGCGGAACTCGGAGAGTTGACCGATGTAATTTCAAGGCAATACATTTATGAACGAATCAAAATGAAGACAGGACTTTGTACAAAAACAATAGCGTTTATTTTGAATCATACAATTAAACGTAATTTAACAAATGGGGGGGGGTAAAAATTAACTTCTGATTTTCAGGTAATTGTTTCTTTTTTACCGGAATTTAAAAATTCTGCAGTTTTTTATCCTAATGTATTTTTGTGATACGGTTAATATTGGCCGGATTAAATAGATTTAATTATGGATACAGAGAAGAAAGAAATCGTGGAAAAGAAAGTCTACGAGGACGGTAAGAAAGAGTATGCTTCCAAGAGCATGGCCGGAACGGCGTTGGGCTTCGGTATTGCCGGAACAGCTTTGGGCTTGTGGGGTGCATCCCGTAGAAGCGGATTGGGAATCGGTGGAGGAATGCCTGAAAACGTGAATATCAACACCGTCAGTGATGCCATTGCAGGACGTTCCGGTGCGGCTCCTACAGCCTTTCAGGCATGGGAAAAGGAGTGTGAGGATGCCATTGCGTTAACCAACACCATTTGGGGGCTGAAAGTGAACACCATGGAACAGATGTATGCCCACCGGGATACGGACGTGGCTGAAAAGTTTGGCCTGTGGAAGTCTCAAGTGGAAGGAGACTTTGGAAACTATAAGGCTTCCCGTGACCTGTATGACCACATGAGCGAAAAACTGAATACGGCCGCATTCGGACTGTACAAGGGACAGAGAGACTTGTATGACACGCTCAACGAGCGTTACTCGGAGAAGTTCTGTGAATTGGATAAGAAAGTGTATGGCATGGAAATCGCCAACCTTTATCAAAACAAGATTATCCAAATGGGATTGGAAGGCGTTTTGAAAGAAAACATGTGTTATACGGACCGTAAGACTTGTCGTGCCATTTATGGTGTGGTAGGTTTGCCGAGCACACCGACAACAACGGTATTGGAGGGTGCAAACCCTTTCGGATGCGATTGCGCACGCAGGCAGGGCACAGCACCGACGGCGTAAAACCGGCACGCAGGAAGAAGCGTTAGTGGTAAAGCCCCTTCGGGGGCGATACCACTTTCCATTAAAAACCACTAACAAAGATATTATCATGGGAATGTTTGAAAATGACCCGTTATTAGGGAACCGGCCGAGTTTGGAACAACTTGAACGGCAGAATGAAATGTATGCACAGAAATTGCAAGAGTTAAGGAATATGCCTGTTCAACCCGTTCCCGGGCATCAAAGGACATCCACGCCGTTATGGGATGAGATAGACAAGATTGTATCTTCTCTTAACGAGCAGGAAAAATCTGTATTGGTGAACAACAAAGAATATTATGAAAACAGTGTGGCCATTCAGGAAATGGTAAACGCTGAAATCCTTATGCTTGTCAAGGGACGGATAGAATCGTCACCGGAAGGGAAAGCCATCTTGGAACAACAACTTTCGTTCGTGAAGAGGATGTCAAGGGCTGCCAAGGAAGAAACAGCCAAAAGGGACGCGCTGTTCCGGGAGTATATGACGGAACACAGTGACATGACCTGGCAGGAGTTCATCGATATGAAAAACGGGAAACCTAAAAAGAAATAATCATGGAAACATCGGATGTTATAAAATTGAAAGAGGGAATAAAAGAAGCCATAAAAAATTGGACTGGGAGTAAGATTGATGCCCTGTTTCCAAAGAAACCACAAACAAGGGTCATACTAAAGCGTGGACTTTACAATTACCTTGCGAAAGAAGATTTAAAAATAAACAGCATGGTGGAGCGTATCATGCTTTTCGTGGGGGATGAAAATGGAGGGATTGACACAGATGCCGCCATCGACATGCTTATTGACTTATTCAAGGAAATGGATGTGCAGGAATATAAAATTGGGATTATTCCCATTACCGTAGGTAAGGGTGAATTTGTGCTGAATCTTCCTCATAATCCGCTGTTAGACATGCTTGTCGGTGAATTGGGAAAGGTGACAATAAAAGCGGAAGACATACTCGAAATGAAAAAAATGTTTGTGGATACATAATATCTTAATATGCAAGAAGAAGATTATATAAATGAGCTGATTGACAGTACCGACAATATCCCGTATATGGATTATTGCCGGTTGCTGTCGGTTTTATATTGGAATCTCATATAGATTTTTTCCCGTGAATAGGAATACAAAATCTACGCTATTTTATATACAACTTTTTCTTGTTTTTATATAATACATTTTCAGGCCGGACCAAATAGGCTATAAGTTACGCTAAAAATACATGTCAATATATTCATTTTCAATATATTAATATTGGTCCATCTTTTCTATTTGTCGTATAATACATAATCTATTAGCTTTCTGTTGGCTTCATCAACTTTCTTTTGGTCAAAGTTAATGTAGATGGACGTTATACGACTTCCTATCTCATGGCCAAGTGCAGATGAAATGGTTTCCTTTGGTATATCCAAAGAATACGCCAAAGTAGCCCAAGTATGCCGGGCGTAGTATGTTGTCAGGTTAGGAAATATGGGGGTTATTACTTTTTTCCCACCAAGCCCGCAACGTTTTACTTCCCCTATATGCTTTAAATTATCATTAAGCCTTTTTGCATAGTCCTTGTAATTGTCATACCTGTCAAGCACATTTATAAGGTAATTTTTGCCACGGTATTTATTTATAATTTCCATAGCCTCGGGTTCCACCTTTATATCATACATCCGGCCTGTTTTTGCCCGTATATACGTCAATCGGCCATTTTGGAGGTTGTCAGGCTTCAACCTGAACAAGTCCACGGTATTGATTCCTATCAAAAAGAATATAAGTTTGAACATATCTAGATATTGCTCCTGAAAAGGCTCGACGGGGTAACCAAAAAGGGTTCTGAGTTGATCCACGGTCAAAGAGCGTTTGGCAGTTGGAACACCCCTGATTTTGAATTTACGGAAAGGGTATGCAGTTGTAAGTTCATTATCTATCCCATAATTAAAAACAGCCCTAATGTTACGCAAATGAATATTACGGGCGTTTTTGGATGGTGAGGTCTGTGCAAGGAAGTTTTCAAATGAAGTAAGCCATTCTTTTGTGACATCCTCAAAGTTCAACGAATCCGCATCCGGGCAGAACTTATGAATACGTGAGATAGTATATTCATATACTTCTTTTGTACGTGGATTGCTTTTTTCGGATATGAATTTAAGGAAGCTATCGACAAACGTTCCTTTCTGTTCATCTTCTTCATCCGGCAAAAGCATCTTTTCGATATGTTTCTTTATGTCTGACGCAGACATCGAATCTATTTTTCCGCTTCTCATGAGGTCTAAAATGACTTCTTGTGCATCAAGTCTCCTTTGTGATATATATGCGTTGTAGGATGCCCTTCTTGGGTGGGAAATCACCTTTTCAGTACGCACGTCCCACTGCGACGGAAGTAGAGATATACCCAACCCAATAAAAGAAGATGTGTTCTTGTTTCTTATCGCCAATTTCAATGGTGATTCTTCACCTCTTTTGGAGTTTCTTGTATCCAAGTATAGTTTTATCTTTGCCATAAGCACGGTTTTTGCACGGTTTTTACTCTGATATGATTTATATTGGTCTATTTTGTACTAATATTTATTAATTATATAACGTATATACGAATAAAATAAAGCACTGTAAACTTGCTAATCGCTTGTTTTACAGTGCCTTTTCTGATGGTCGGGGTAGCGGGATTCGAACCCACGA